ATCTTTTCCTTGAGCATCTGAACGTGCCAAGGCAACACCCATGCGGTCGCCGCTATCAAGAATGTGGTTAAGAATTTGCTCTGGCGTTTTGTTTTTGAACCCTGCCCCAAGAGCAGTCAACTTGGACAAAGCATCATGGCCTTGAACAGCCTCTTGTTCCAATGTCTCCAAAGCCCTTTTGATGCCCATGCCTGACTTGTCCAACACGGCAAATTGTTCGGCATTCTTTTGCAAGAAGCTGGCGGCTTTTGCTGGATCAACCAGTCCCGTTTGAGCGTCCATCGCAGCCAACTTGAACTGGCCCAAAATACCGTTACGAAGTGAGTCAAAAGCCTGTGGATCACCAGCAAACGTAGTGACAAATTGATTGGCCGCATCACGGTCTTTGGTGAATTGAGCGACAACTTGAGCAGGCTCAATACGTTGCTCACCAAACATCCCTGGCTTGAGTATTTTGGCTGTCTCACCAGTTCGAAAGCGCGGAGCGTATTGTTCTCGGTACGTTGCCAAGGCTTTGCCATACAGGTCTTTGGCTTGTTGTGGAAAAGTGTCTGAAACATCAATTGCTTCATCAATTTTGCGTTGTAAACCTAGCAAGTTTCGTATTTCTATACCAACAAGGGAACCTTGTCCACGACTAGCCGCCATCACATCTGAATTGATGGCTTTACGCAAAGCATCCAATTCAGTCAATGTGGCCTCTGCTACTGGTAGCGGCACTGGCGCTCTTTGCATTGGACGACCAAACTGATCCAGCAAATTAAATGATGGCTCTGCTGTTGGTGGAGGACGTAGCCCCATAATGCGCCGCACAATTGCTGGCGCAGTGTCAGGTGAAAATGATGAAAGAGGCCGACCTAGAACTTTTTCAGCTTCTGCTACCAACTCATCAATATTGACTTTGGCATTACCTGCTGCTGCTTCCGCTTGAGCATACGCTGGTTGTACTTGCGTTTTTTTCAGTTCGTCAGACAACTGTTTTGCGCGTAAACCAATTTGCTCTCCAGTCTCTTGAGGCCCAGTGGCTGGAAATCTGCCAGCAAATGCAGTTTCTATTTGTGCTTTCTCAGCATCCAAATTTTGAAGAATTGAATCTCTTGCCTGCGTCAACTCATCCAACACACCTGGTTGCAATGTCTGACCCTGTTGATCAATTTGTTGATTGACACGTACCAGTTGCTGCTGCAATGCACCAACACGCTCGTTCATCAGGCGTTGAATTTCAACTGCTTGTTGTGGGCTTGATCCTCTAAGTCGTTCAGCCAATACAGAAATCGTAGGCGGCGCTTCACCACCACCAGCAACAATATTTTCAGCCAAAGTTCTTTGAAAACCCGGGGTTGTTGGAACTTGAACTCCAGCTTCAATTTCACTGATCGTGCGTTCTGCCGCACCGGGTGTGCCACCAACCGCTTTAAACAATTGTCTTTCAGCAGCCAATGCTGGCTTAAAAAGTGGATCTACTGTGGCCTCCCACAATCCTTTCACGACTGATGATATAGCCTTTGCAGCAGGTGGAACCACGCCACCCACTACCCCTCCTACAGCCACATCAACGGGTGATTCTGCAACCGGAACTGCTCCAATGGCTCCAGCAGTCATGCCAGCACCAACGCGCTGTCCTATCGTTGCTCCACCTGTTGCCCCCATGCCTCCAACACGCACCGCCTCGGCAATTGGAGTAACCACAGGTGCTGCACGGGTGCCTTGCGCCAAAGCAGCAGCAGTGCGTCCAAGTTGTGCTGGCAATGCTGTTCCTGCTGCAATTCCAGAAGTCAACTCACCAACAAATTTTTCAGCACCAGATTGTGGTACTGCTATTCCAAGTCTAGTCAAAAGATCGCTTAAAGCCGCTGAAGGCTTTTGCATTTGAGTTCCAAACGTTTTATTTAGCAAATTGACAACTGGGTCAGCAACGGTCGGGGCTAATGTTCCAGCAGCAAACCCAGCTAGCGCACCGGGTGGCCCACCCATTGCAGAGCCAGCCGCAGCACCAGCTACTGGCAAAGCCAAAGCCCGAGTTACTGCTCCCATTACGCCTGGTGTTGTGGTTTCAGGGCCAAGTGGAAAAGCCGCTGGTTCTTCTCTAATTTTTCCGGGAATATTTGAAATTGAAACTTGTAACTGAAGTCTTGTAATTTCATCAGCAAGCAACTTAGCAGCTTTGGAATCACCTGCTTTATCAGCATTCAATAGCGCATCTTCAAGTTCTGAAATAGTCGCCATGTTCTTTCCTACTTGCTTTTGTGTTTTTCAACTGCCGCAGCTATTGCTGCTGCTTTAGCTGGATTTGGTACTGTTGGAGCGTCTGCTTCTCCAAAACTTCCTTGAGGTTTTACTTTTTTTGGAGGTGGAATCATTCCAGACAACATCATCCTATTCTTGGCTGTATTCCATCCTGCCAAACGCTCATCGTTTGTTTTATATGGATTTGCTACATCTCCAAGAGTAGCAACAATAAAATCTCTATCAGCATTTGATATGCCAGCACCAAGTTTTCCACCGAGTAAATCTGTAGCTATGGCATTTGATGTACTTGCTAAAGCATTTATAGCATCAGCACCAGAGTCGCTCACTCCGAAAGCCCTTAAAGCAACATCAGTCACTGCGCCAAGAGTGCCTCCTGTTGATCTTTTGATCAAACGAGTAATATTATCTTCGCCTGTTTCTGGATCATACCCGGCCGTTTTAAGCGCCTTGATGGCTGCTTGTTGATCTTTTACTTTCACCGCTTCATTTAGTGGAATAAAACCACCACTAGGATTTTTTGCTGTTATTGGAACAACAAATCCACCAAGTTGTGAATTGAACACTGGCATCGGGCCACTTTCAGCATCTTTTACAAGTTTGAGTCTTTGTTGTTCTGTCAATCCAGCAGAAGCTAAAGATAATTTAGTGGATGCGGCAGAAGCTATTGATTGATTAGATTTAAGCTTCAATTCAGCCTCAGCAATTCTGGTTGCAAACTTAGCCTCAATTGCTGCCTTGTCAGCATCAGACTTTGCTTTCAAAAGTTCAGCGTTTTTAATAAGAGCTAAAGTTTTAAGTTCGATTGCTGCCTTGTCAGCATCAGACTTTGCTTTATCTGCATCGGCCACAGCCTTTTTCAATTCGCTTGGTCCTTTTGCCGCGGCTCTGGTTTCTCCACCTACACTCGCCGCAGTCAATGCGCGTTGTTGGTTAGCTTGTGCAACCATCAAGCCTTGTTCAGCTTCCAATCGAGCCGGAGTGTCTTTGGCCTCGAATACTTTCTTTTCAGCATCAGCAACAGCAGCGGCTGCGTCTGCGACTGATTTTCCAAGCACGCTTGGTGCAAGTCCAGCAGCCCTACCTTCGCCACCAACACTTGCAGCCGTCAACGCTTCTTGCTGTGCAATTTGAGCAAGTCTTAAATTTTGTTCTGCTTCCAGACGCGCTGGTGTGCCTGCTGCCTCTAAAACTTTTTGCTCTGCCATTGCTACAGCAACATTTGCATCAGCAACAGATTTTTTAAGCACTGATGGTGCCAATTCTTCAGTTCTTGCAGTGGTTGATGCTTTGTCAATTGCCTCAAACATTTCCTTCGCACCGGGTATGAGTGATGTCACAGTCACCATCGACTTAAACGCCATTGATGGGCCACGGGTTGGGTCTGCTGCTTGCTCAGCAATACTCTCATAAAGTAGAGCCTCTTCTTGATCTCCGCTGTTGCGTTGAGCCGTTGCATAGTCCTTTAGAAATTTAATTGCTGTCTCTGGATTGACTTGCAAGGCAGAAAGAATCTGCCTATTGGTTTTCAACACGCTTTGCTGCTGCGCTTTGCTGAAGTTCTCAATGTACGGACGCAAAGCATCGGCTCTGTCTTTTGGTAGCACTGCTGCAAACTGCAACGCATCACGCATGGTCGGGTTTGGCTTTGCAAAAAAACGCGCCTGTTCCTGTGCTGCAAGTTGTTGCTGCTGTTGTTGTTGCTCAAAGATTGCTTGCTTTTGCTGTCTCTGTTGCTCTGCAAGAGCTTGCTTTTGCTGAGTTTCGACTATGCCTGAGCCAAGCTGGAAACCTTGCAACGACTGGGCAAATGGGTCTGCAACTTGTGTTAAATAATTAATTGGTTGCATATATTAAAACTCCAGTGATCCCATGAATTCGCCCGATACCGGGTTGATTTGTCCACCGCCTTGGAATCCACCGCCTCTACTGCCGAACAGCCCACCGAGCCCTCCTGCCCCTTGCAGCGCACCAAATGCCTTGTTGATGCCTCCAGTGAGTGCGCCTTGCTGGCCTAGTATTCCTCCTGCTGCGGCTTGCCCCTGCTGGCCTAACAAAGTAGAAATGTTTGCCCCTGTTTGCTGTCCAAATGTACCTTGTCGGGCTGCTGATGTTTGACCAATACTAGTAAGTCCTCCAAGACGTTCATATTGCTGGTTGATTAGGCTGGACAACAAAGCTGGCCTGAATTGCGCTAGCGCACCCTGCACATTGCCGCCACGTAATCCACCAGTAGCTGATGCGTTTTGCAGAATAGCGTTTTCACCCTGCTGTTGCAAGGCTTGAAATTGTGGACTGCCCTGCAAAGCGGTAATGGCCTCTTGCTGTGACCCTGGCGCACCCAGACCGATTAACGCTTGTTGCTGTGTTAATGCCCCAGTACCAGCCTGGGTGTATGGCGATAGGAGTTTTGTGATTTCATCAAACTGCCTGCGCTGCTCGTCAATTCCGGCTTGTGCTGCTTGTTGCTGTGTTTGGGAGGCTTCTCCGACTGACTCGCTGCCTTCAATTGCTCCACCCAGACCAGCGCCAATTACACCGCCAATGCCTGGCAGGAAGAAATTTCCAGCAATGCCGCCTAGCGTGCTAAGTAAACCCATAAAAACACCTCAATATTTATTGGATGCCGCTGGTAGCATCTTCCTCAGCGGATTGATTTTCGCAAATTCTGGCATTTCGTCAATCCATGTCCGATTCACGATCTTCCCACGCTTGACAAACCCGCATATCGTTACAGATAAAGTTCAGCTTCTCGCAGTGACCCCTGAACCCTGCGCCCTTGTCGTAAGTGGCAAGCGGGATACGCTCAATCCTGACTTGGGTCATAAAACTGTTGTCGTAGTATTCGCAGTTCGAACAGTGCTTGCGCCTTGCGTCTTTCTCGTCGCACTGCATCGCCTCGGCCAGCCCAACGTAAAACTCTTTGTTTGCGCCTGGCTCGTTGGTCGGCACTTCAGGGCCATAGTTCCAATCTTTGACCGCAATAGAGTAATTTTTCTTATTCTCTGCATTGGTCAAGAATTCTTCGTCCATCGGCAAGCCAGTAAAGCCGCGTGGAATCATCATAAAGTCTTTCATTTCTGCTCCTTAAGTTATTTCGCGCCCGTTGGCTCTGATGGTCAGAGATGTCGCAGCACCAGCGAGAGTTGAAATAAACCCGCTCGGCTCTAGTGCCTGTCCCACCAACTCGGGGAACGTGTAGGTCTCGTCAGGAGCAAGGCTTCTCGCATCCACAATCAAATTAGTCACGCCTGCCGTGCCGCCACTGGTAACTAGATTCACGCTAATCGCCACGTTTCCTGCCGTTGTATTTGTAGCAGTAAACTTGTCAATGATCGTCTTGCAGTTGGTCGCGGTGTACTGCGTAGTCTGGGCATTTTCAGCTTGCTTTGCTGGAATCAATACTTTTACTGTGACTGTCATATCTATTCCTTATGTGGCCTCGCCGCCGCTAGCGATGATGGTCAAGCCTGTTGATACCGCCTGAATCTGTATTGTGTCGCCTGCGTTCAATACTTCAATTCCGTTGTATTGCAAAGCGTTGTTTGCAGGTACAGGAACATCGTAGAGAAAAGCATTCCCAGTCCCTGCCGATCCTGCTGATGGCACGAAAAACACACGAACGTTTATGGCTGCTGCCGTTGTATTGGCGATGCTGAATTCTTTGACCAGTGCGCGGGTGCTGGCCGGTACTGTGTACAGCGTAGTCACGCCGGTTGTAATAGCGGCTTGTCCGAATTTAACTGGGGTGATTACATCGAAAGCCATGTCAGCACCTGATTAGATCGCACCCTTGGGGTTTGGTTTGCATACGGCAAGATGCCAACCACATCATGCGCCAACTCAATATTGTTACGCACCGGCGCAAGTACTAGCAATTCTAATGACTGGGCCAATCTTGCCAAAGCATCTAATGCCTGTTGCACTTTGGCGTTCAGAACAGCATCTTCAACTTTAGTATTTTGCGATAGTGCAATTATCTGAGCTAACGCTTCGTTTGCAGTTGCCGCGGCATTGTCTGCCTGAAATTCAAAATCAGTCCCTATGATTACTTGCAACGTATCAACAGTGGAAAACAAAAGCTCGAACTGTCTGATTTGCTGTTGGTCAGTCAAGAACTCCGCAAGCTGGTCACGGGTCAGGTTTAGCCTACGAGAAACAGGTGCGGTAGCCATCAATACGCCAGTGCTTCAATCTGCGCTTCAAGCCGCACATAGGATACGTGAGCATCACTGTCGCCACGGAAACGCTGGATACGCCAGTTCCGCATGTGGCCCTGCTGAAACCATGTAAGACGCTTTTTGCGGTTGCCAATCGTGCCGACAGAGATAAACTTTTCTTGCGAATAGGTCTGCCCATCAACGCTGTAGCTAGTGCTAATTTGTGGATTCTTGCCAAGCGCAATGCTACCCGTCAGACTGACAAGCTCAAGTTCGTTAAATATCGCCCCGTTGCTCTCGTTGTAGACAATCAGCGTCCCAAACTCCCATCGAACTTGCTGGCCCCAGTGGTGGCCTGTATCCTGCACCAGATATCCGATGTTGCTCGATTGCGGATCTCCCACCGTCCATTTGTCGTAGACCCACACCAAGTTTCTTGCAAGGTATTGAGCAAGTCCATTCAGGGTGCTAACCAAGGTAAACCAGACCGGCGTTTGCAAAGCCTCTGATGCGGCTGCGTCATAAACCAGCGTCTGGTCTGGCAAATGAACGTAGAGATGCTGGTGGTTCTTGTCGTTTCTCGCCTCCAGCTTAACCAGAGACAATTGCGCTTCGCTGTATTGAAGCAGGATATTGTCGATTTCTTGCGTGCTCACCTTTTGCGTGGTTGCGGCTGCGCCTACATAAATGGATGGAGCTTCATTTCGCCCACTTCCAAGAAATGCTATACGCTCAATAAAGACGCAACAAGCCTGCGTCCCGACAACGCCCTTTTGTAGCTGTGCGCCATCAATCCTTGCGAACGGGAACAACTCACCGCCAACGTTGTCAAATACCTCAATTGTGTTTCTGTTCAGCGCATAAACTTCGTTTCGCAGCTTGAGCAAAGCTACTACGGGATCAGGATCAACTTCTGAACTTCCGTATTTCAACGGATTCACAATCAGCGGATCGGTCAACTCTGTGACGATCAAGAACTCGCCATCAGTGGTCATAAAGTAACCATCGACCCAAACGAAGTCCAGCACCACACCAAGGTCGGGGTCGGTCACCTGAGTCAGCGTTGTGCCACTCCAATAGTAAAGCCGACCACCTGATGCAATCGCCAGCAGGTCAAAGGAATAATCAAAGGTCACCAACTGAGTCACAGGGCCACCCACATCGCCCAGGATAGTCACAGCGCCTATGCTGGATATCTCGACTAGCTTTGTACCCATTACCCGATATAAATCGCCCTGCCAGTTGATGCCGCCACGGTCAATACCTGGGCCTGTGCCGTTTGCCACAATGCCATCGCCCGGACGCAAAAACCCATTACTGATGCCCGATACCTTGGGCACAGGCACAAGATTGACTGGATACGATGTCCGCAACTCTGGCGTGTTGTCGGTGTAAATACCGTTCACGATAGGTATTTGCATTACTTGGCCTTGTTGCGTTCTGAGATTCGCTTTGCCTTGGCTTGTGCGTCTGCTTTGGACGATGCGCCCCATGCTCTCAGACTCAGCAGAAGCCGGGTGGGTTCGCCATCCTTATATTCAGGGCCAGCATTGCCACCCATTCGCGCCAGAAACGATGCTCTGCGAGGATTGTCACCAGACTTGACGGGAGCTTTGATGTCTTGACCAGCAGCTCTCAGGCTTGCCCGTCCAGCAGCGTTAAGACCACCTTTTGGATTCTGGCCTTCCTTGCGTTGCCATGCTGGAGTTTTCATCGAAACCCCCTGATCTTTTCAGCAATCTTTTTGGGCTGCTTGGCGAACTGCTTTCCTGCCCTTGTAGCCTCGCGCTTCGCCCTGGTGGTTGCCGCATACTCTGCCGCAGACAGTGCCTTGATAGCCCTCTCAGGCAGATACCTTTCGCCCGTCTCGGACGATGGCTTGCCAGACTTGGTGCGCCAGTTCTGGCTAGACCAATCTTTCAGGCTTTTCTGCGGGGCTTTCATTTATAGCCACCGCCTTTTTTCTTGTACTCCACCGCCAACAGTTGTGCTTTTCTGGCAGACCATTCGCCCGGATCACCGCCTTTTGTCCCTGCCTTGATTCGCTCAAACAGTGCTTTCCGCATGGTTGGCTTCGTATAGTTGCCAGCCGCATTGACAGATGACTTGGGTTTAACAGCCATTAAATCACCGCGCCGTTTATAACGACAAACTGAATAACAATAGCCTCCGACAATGAGCCAAGAGTGACATTCCGTACATTGATGCTTGCGCTACCGGCGCTGACCTGTGCGTTAAGTGTGTATGCGCCAGCCGTGCCTGCGCTTACATGATTTAAAATTAACACATCGTTTGCTTCAATAATTGTATTGGTCAATACAAAACTGACGGTGGTTGATGCGTTAAGTGCCGCAGCGTCCATGGTAATTTGACCACTTTGTTTGCTCAGCGTCACCCCAGTAGATTTGCTTGTTGCTTGCGTTACTGTACCACCCGCACCAGCGGCATAGCCTACTTTGCCAGTGCCACCATTATTGATAATGCTACCAACGGTTGAAAGAAAAGAGGTCAGCGCAAGACTTGTGCCAGTAGCCGCACCAATGACTGGTGTTACCAATGTTGGCGTGTTAGCAAATACATTTGCACCCGTGCCGGTTTCGTCCGTCAGCGCAGCCGCAAGATTTGCGCTTGATGGCGTTGCCAAAAAGGTTGCCACATTCGCAGCCAAACCAGATACGCCAGTTCCAATGGGCAAGCCTGTGCAATTAGTCAACGTTCCAGAAGTTGGTATGCCAATAATTGGCGTCACCAAAGTCGGAGTGGTGTTGAACACCAGTAGACCCGTTCCGGTCTCGTCGGTCATTGCCGCCCGTAGATTGGCACTTGATGGCGTTGCCAAGAACGTCTGGATGCCTGCTGCATAAACCGTCTCGGCATTGATCTGATACCAACTGTTCGTCGGCTGATAAAACCTGATTGCCGTTGCAGTCCCTGCCGCCAATGAGGTCACGCCACCATAAATTGCAGTTGCACCATTTAGCGCGATAGTCAATGAGGTGATTTCCTGCGTGGTCGTAATCAGTACCGAAGTGCCATCAGGCACACCAGTGTTCAACGGTAGGGTGATCGTGCCAGTTGCCAGCGTTCCAGCGGGTTGCAATAGCATCCACTGGTCATTGCTGACAGGAGTAGGTACGGTAATGTTGAAACCACTGCCCGGCACATAGAGATTAACCGCCAAAGTAGGCGATGCAAAACTCTGCTGAAAGAAAGTCAGCAAACTGCCGATAGATGTGCGCCTCGCATCCCCGTTGTTCGGCGAATAGACGGGTAGCTGATCGCCGCTGGAAATCGTGCTGAGTACGGGTAACTGGTTGATCGTTGGCATGATTGTCCTTAGTAATACTCAAGCGGCCCATCAGGGCCAGCAGTAACCGGGTAATAGGGTGGCCGTACATACGGGTTATCGTAAACCCTCCACGGCTTGTTACCAGCGCCAGCCGGCATGGTGCCTGGCAGTTGCTGCTCAAGCGGGAATGTGGCCCTTTGCAACAGAATGTCGTAACCCTGCTTTGCAGTGGTCTTGGTCTCGATCATCACCGTCTTGCCGAAACTTGGCGCCAGCCTGATGCCTAGACTACAAATGATTGCTTCATAGGCCGAATCAGGAACTAGGGTTTCCTCGTCCAGGCTGCTGTCCTGTGGACTCGATGGAAGTGGATAGCCAAGACGGATGCCCTTGGCGTTCCAGTCCGCCATCATTGCATCGAGGCGGCGTAGTGCTGATTGCAATTGCTCTGGTGCAAGATCAAAAACATAAGACGCGAGCCCGATTTCTTCAAAGGCGGCGCTTATGAATTGTCGTTTGGTGTAGCCCATTGCAGTTCCTCGATGTGTTTCACCAGCGTTGCATCTGACCACCGCTTATCTACTTTTAGCCCGATCGCTTCGGCCTGCTGCAACATTTCAGCGCGAGTCGGTGGGCTGTCGTCTTTGATTGGCTCTTCAATGACTTCAGGCGTTTCAATGACTTTAGGCACTTCCACAACTTCAATACGAACGCGCCTTCCGATTGGCGATGGGCGAACTTGCTTGGTTGCTTTGCGCTCTACTGCCTGTGACTTTTTCAGTTTTCGCTTTTGCAGCCGCAACTCTTTCCACGGAGCAAGAGCCTTGGTTTTGACGATTGCGGCTGACTTGATCATTTCTTCATGGTCTTTTTTGCTGCTGGCTTTGCAGATTTGGTCATTCCATACGCCATTGCCACGGCTTGCTTTTGAGGCTTGCCTGCTTTCATTTCCTTTTTGACCATCTTGGACATCATGTCGCCCATCTTTTTACCCATCATAGTGTTCTCCAAAAGTTAAACAGGCCAACATCTCTGCTGGCCTGTCAGGGTTTAACCGCCGATACGATAAACAACAAACGTGTCTGCCGCAGTCTTACGGACACGGAATCGTGCAGATGCACCAGACGTTGCAGCAGTTGCAGCAGAGCCAACAATGGTCACACCTGTATTAACCGTGATGGTCAAAGCAAATGCAGCTAAAGTGATGACGCTGAAGTCAAACGAATCACCGATTGCCCACTCAGTTGCCAAATCAAGGTTTGCACCTGTTGGCAATTGAATGTCACGGGCTGAAGTTGGAGTAGCAGTGATGATGCCTGTCAACACGTTGGCAGCAGTTGCCACCATCGAGCCGCCATCAGCTATGTTGGCTGGCGCACCCTGAGGTTGCCAGTTGCCATTGTTACTGATGTCAGGAGCAACGCCCACCGAATAGTACGCACCAGATGCGCCTGCCTGAATCGTCACGCTGGTAGCAGCGCTAAATGCAGCAGACACATAGGTGGTGTTCTCGACTACGGTCAGCAAGTCTTGCGATTCTGGAAAGTTGGGATAACCAACTTCCTGAAACACGCTTGCCGACGAATAGGCTTGAACGGCGATTTTTTCGCCAGACGGCACAGTAACGGTAACCGTACCCTGTGCAAAAACTACGTTGTAACTCATGATTTTTCCTTAAGGAGTTTGGTTGAACAACAGAATGCCGGACATTTCTGGCTGCTTGTTGACCACGCCAAACAGGGTATCGAGACGATACTTGGTTTTCATCGTGTTCACATCGTACTGCTTCTGCATGACCAGCTCGATGCCCTGATCGGTGGAGGCGCGCATTACTGCAACACCAGCATCAGACGGGACAGCGTAACGGCCAGGGAGAATCTCCAACGCATCTTTCTGCCAGAAGCAGTTGATTGGCGCAGCATCCACATTCAGGCGATTGATGGTGCGGCCAGATGCAGCAGTCACGATCACGTTTTGATACTGCAACTCGGCATCAGTCCCACCCTGTGCGGAAATGATCGGAGGCGTGATAACGCAAGTGGTCGAATTGGTCACGCTCACCACACGGAAGGTCTTGGAGAATCCAGTACCCTGCTTCGTGATGTGATGCACAGCCTCAACACCTTCGATTTCTATTGCAGTCCCTGCTGGCAGATCGGTGGTGCTGGAAACGGTAATCGTCTGGAAACGATTGTCCACGTTGGCAGTCTCACCAGTTACCGCAGTAGAGGTAGCAACCGGCACGTAGTAGTTGTTTGCCGCAGCTAAAGTGCTCATCGTAGGATCAGAACCAGTTGCCGCGGCAATACGATTTGCGTAGTCAAGCTTATAGGTCTCAAAGCCTGCAACCATGCCGACAAAAGAACGCTCAAACGCAGTGTTTGATTTGTTCCCTGCGAAACTACGCGATACCGATGCACCACCGCCACCACCCGCGATATTGCCTGCAATGCCGTTGTAGTCGCGGCTGGACAGTGCCAGATAACGATCGAAGGCTTGGACGCCCTGCTCGTTCATGATGCTATCGCACAGAGCCACATCATCGTAATCACCAGCGGCAGTGCTGACAGTTACCACCAGCGAACCGAGGTTTGCCGCAGCATTCATGATGGCGATGTTGATATCGCTTGCGAGTTTCTGCTTTGCAGCTTCGCCCAAACGACCTTCTTGCAATGCGTCACGCAACTCCAAAGCGTCCAGAATGAACGGCACAGACTTCTGAAAGCCGAGCGTTGCAGGAACGGACAACTGCGTATATGCGGTGAAATTGTTCGTCTGATCCATTCCATCATACGATTGCGCGATGTAGGGCTGCGGACGATAAATGACGTTGTTGGTTCGTTCCATCATCGAACCGTCAGTGTTGTAGACGGATACGTTGCGGGACAGAACCAGAGCGTCGTTAAAGCCTTCGAGAATATCCTCGAAAGCAACGCGCTCTTCCTTGCTGAATGAATTGCTCATAAAAACTCCATTGGTTGAATAAAAAACACGGCATTGCTGCCACTTTCCTTACTCACCAATGGGCTGGCGGGGGCCATTCAACTGCTATTTTATTGGGCTAGCGACACCCGTTTAGCGCATTATGCCTTTTTCTGGCGCTTGTATGCAATGACCTTGGTCATATTACCAGTTCGGGCTGCTTCTTCCCGCAGTCGTTCAAGTTGTGAGTCCACCGCGCCAGATGATCGGCCAGTACCTGTAACAACACGTTCAGGTGCGGGTGCTTGCTTTCGATTGGTAACTTTCATATCTTTCTCCAGTTTAGCAACGGCAAAGGCAAACTTTACCGGGTCTTTGATTTCTGCCAGTTCTTTGGCCTTCTTTGGGTTCCTGCCGAGCGCATAGATAACCAATGCAGGATTATCAGCACCCTGAAGCATTACTCCTTGTTGGGTAACGCTGAATAGTTCCTGTGCTACCGCCTCGGCATCCTCATAGTCTTTGACGCGCAGTTCTGCTTTTGCCTTGGTGTAGCTGTCCAGCTTAGACTGCCAGGCGCGATTTTGGTTCTGCACCTCGGCATCTTGCTTGGCGTTAACGTCATCGTTTTTGCGCTTGCGCTCAAACCAGTTACTCAGTGCGTCCTCGTATTTCTCAGCGTCGTAGTCGTGATCCTCCAGCTTTGGCTTATTGCCTATCACCACTGGTTTTATCTCCGATGGTGCAACCTGTAGCCTGCCTTGCAGCTCACGGTTCTGCCGTTGCAGTTCTCGGTTTGTCTTACGCAGTTCACGCACCCACTCAGGCGCATGGGCTGGTTCTTCTTGCGCTTGTGGCTCTTCTTCGCCAATAGTAACAACTACCTCTTCTTCCACCTCGTCAACGATTTCGCTGATTTCCTCGATTTCATCTTCCATTTTCACCCTTCAAACTCACGCATTAAACCGGCTGCGTGGTTGCCGTTGCCTGCTGTTGGATACCTCCACCAATTTGCTCGGCAAGTTTCAGAGCGTGATCTTGCGAATCAATGTCCACCTTGCTGAGTGTTTGAACAGTTTGAGCTTTTTTCAGTTCAGCGCTAGCAATAGTCTCCACAGTATCAGCCCGAGCCTTCTCAGCCTTGGCCTGCGCTTCCTGCGTCACTGCCATTATGTACTGTGCATTTGGGTCAGGTTGGGCATTCTGAGCCGCTGCTTCTAATTGCTTGGCTTCTTCCTCATTTGGTTTCATAACTCCAGATTGAACCATTTGCTTACGGAAATAATCCCTAACATCAGAAATTCCCTCTCCTTCCATATTCTGGAAAGCCATAGCCAGCAACACCTGTTGGGTTTGTGGGTCTTGAGTTAATTGCAGCATACCTATAACAGAACGCACCGTAGCCTGACGCTGACTGTTGGACGACGGCCCGACTTGCGCCACAACATCAAACGTGGCATCGCTAAGATCGTTACCCGTCATCATTGCACCAGTCTCTTGGTCGATCATCGGCTGCATCAGTTCGACCATGCCAGTATCACCAGTTGCCGCAATGGTCTTCATCTTGCGCTTATCTTCCGTGTAAATCTCCTTTGCCATGCTCAACCAGATTTCACCACTGCGTTTCATGCCCTTGGAAAAGTTGCTCATGTAAATGAACGTCTGCATATCTAAACGGGTTTGAATCATCTCAACCGCTTTGCCAGATACGTTCGACACGATCTTGTCAGCACCCTGTGGGTTGCCCAAAATGTCCTGCATGTCCTGCTCTGTAATCTGCAAGAGTGCTGCCATTGCCGGTGGAATTGCTGCGCTGCGGGTATAGGCAACAGGGCCAGCAACCTGCGTGTTGCCATCCGGCCCGGTTATCGGGTTGACCAGCAGATAAGGGTAATTCTTAAGATTGTCTTCTGCCCACATTACCTGATGCCCTGCTACCTGTTCGGGTGTCATGATGGGCTTTTCGATGCTGGACAATGCGCTGATTTCTCCGAGCTTGGACAGCTGCATATTCTTTAGGCGCTGCGCATCCTTGGCCAGCCTGACAGCACCCATGCATCGCTCGATGTTGTCCACAAACCAGCGCTTGCCATAAACAACCACTATAGGTATGCACTTGCCTGCGATGTAGCCAGCATCCTCCAGCACCTTGCCGCCACTCATAATGTATTTGCGAACACGCATTCGCTTGATACGCTTTTGGCGCACCTCGCGAGTGCCGATTGCCATCAGGGTTTCCTCAAGCGTCTCGTCGTTCACAAAATCTGTTGCCGTGTAGCGTTCCTCACTTCCGTCAATCGCCTCAAATATTCGGATTGTCTCGGCCTTCTCCTCAATCTTGTAGTATTCAGCAACAAACACAATGTCAGGCGTTGACCAGTCAAACTCGTACTGGTGAATGATCTTGGGCCAGTCTGTCGGGTCATCGTTGTAGATTTCCTTGTAGCTGTCTCGGGTCATGCTGGTGACCACAAAACAGAACTTGGCGTCTGATTTGTCCTGGCGCTTGGAATTCAGGTCGAAAAATACACTGCTGTCAGCATCAAAAATTGGCTCAATGCGAATGCGCTGTCGATCATCTTCCGGGTCTTCCTCATCCTCATAGACAGAGCGCAGCCGCCAAGCACCAATTCCACCGCCCACAGCCTCTTCAAAAGCATTGTCATAC